AAAATTCTTTTGACGCTTTTAAATATTTAAAATTATTAGGACTTGTATCTCCTGGATCAACAAAATCAGCTAAAAATGTTAATGTATTATTAATTCCTGATTTTATAATATTTTTACAGTTATTCCATCTAAAATTACGAGTATCTGATGAGAAAGCACCTAATGCAAATGAGCTTTCATTCATAACACCAGGACTATCCCAAGTACTATTTCTTTCAATTAACAATCCTTTTAATACAATGTCTTGATGTGAAATAGGTGTAATATCTTCTTGTAAAGCATTTTTAGTTCCAAATAAATTAAATTTGCCATCAAATCGTCTTTTAAAATTAGCAACTTTATTTTTTTGAATTAGTTTGCAAGTTATATAAGTATATCCATCTGTTAAATCTTTTTCTGTAAAATCTAATAATCCAGCACTAAACTGTACTCCATTCTTTTCTAAAATATACTCTACCTTAGCTTCAAATCCAAAATCATTATAAATTGGCAACAACCATTGTAACCCATGATTTAATAGTGTAGAAACATCTCCTTGTGGATTTATTACTTGCTCAACTTCTGTATCTCTTGTTTCACAATCTGTAAAAGTAAGTTTATCTATTGCTCCATATTCTCTTGTCCTTGCATATCTTTTACCCTCTTGTTCTTTTACAAAATTAGCTCCATCAAAACCAACAGGTTCAGCTATTTCGTACAATTCAGTTTTACCTAATGAAATAAATATTAAGTAATGTTTAAAACTATCAGTATCTAATGGATTATTCATTATACGCTTTTTCCTTTAAAATCAATTCTTTTATTTGTACGTTCAACTATTTCGTTTTTACGTTTTAATTTCATTATAATGTCAATTCCATCACTAACTACTTGTATTGTTTCATTATTAGATATTGTATTAGCTAATAATTTTATTTCATTAGTTATTTTTTCAGCATCCATTGAAATTTCAACTTTAGGCATTACTATACCATTATTTAACAGCATACTATTTAAACTATTATCAAACATCAAAGCAGACTTTTCAGCAGTAAATACTTTATCTCCTTTAGAAAGCATTGTAAGTTCAGCACCTTTATCACTACCTGTTGATTTAACTCTACCTTGACTATCTGTAATAATCTCACGACCTTTTTCTTGTGTCCACGCTAATCCACCTTCTGCATTATCTGTACCTTTCCAATATTCAGGTATTTTTTGTGATGAAACCATAGCAATTTGAGCAGCTCCTAATGCACCTACTATAAAAGCTAAAGGTATTGCTGCTGGAAATCCTGGATTAACCCATAAACCCATTAATGCTTGAGCTGTATCAATAGCAATATTCATTATTGCTATTTCTTTTTTAGCTTTAGCTTCTTTTTTAGCTATTTCTTTTCTTTTTTGTGCTGATTGTCTTTCTATTTCCTCTCTTGCAGTTGAACTGTCTCCAGCAAATGCTAGTGCAATATTTTTTTCTTCTTCAAGTCTATTGTATTGTTCTTCAAAGTTTTGTTGCGACATACTAGAAATAAAATTAAACATTTCTTGTACACTTTCCATTATCATTACGGTCTTTGCTTTCCAATTATCTCCGTATTTATCTAAACCATTTTGTAACAAATCAAATGTTGTACTAAGTCCAGCGTTAGAACCAAACCTATCTACAAAACCTTGCATTTGTTTTTCTATTTCTATTATAGCTAGTAATTTAGGACTTTTAATATTATTAAGATTATCAATAGCGTTTTGATATGCTTGAACTATGGCATCTAATTCATCTTTTGATGCTCCCCTAGATTTTGCTCTTTCTAAATCAGATTCTTCTTGAGCTAGTAATAAATCTTTTTCTAATTGTATATATTTTTGAAATGCAGCTTCTTTAACTAATAAAGTATTCTTTTCGTTATCAACAATTCTTTTATATTTAGTAATTTCACCATCAGCAATTAATTTATTTAATTTTAAAGTTTCATCTTGTCTTTTATATATAATCATTTTCCAAAAAGCAAGATCGGAAACTTGATTTGCATTAATATCTTTACTTGTTTTTTCAGCAGCAGTTAAATTTTTATTAGTAAAAGTTTTTAAAATATCTTGTTTATTAATTTCATGTTGTTTTAATGAAATTTCTTTATTTTTTAAAGCTAAATCATTTTTTGCATTATCCTCCTCACTTTTAAATTGATTTTGTTCTAATTCTTTTTTTAATTGAATATCAATAATTTGTATACTAGCTTCACTAAAAGCTATTCTCATTTTTATTCTTTCTTCATAAGATTTTTCTTCGGTATCAGAATTTTGAGCTTTTATTCTTTCTTGTATTGCTATTTTAAGATTATATTCACTTTCTATTTCTTTAAAGTTTAATGCTATTGTTTCTCTTTTTGGAGCTTTAGGAGCTTTTACTTTTTTATCGAAATCTACCCCACTAGGAGTTTCAACAGGTTGGTATAATAATTTATTTAATCTAATTTGATATTTTTGAGCTTGTTTTAAAGCATTATCAGCATTTTGTCTTTGCGTTTCTTGTTTTCTTGATGCTATACCAACAGCTATTTGTTGGTATTTTTTTTCTCCTGATGTTATAGCTTGTAATTCATTTTTTCGACTATTTTCAGTAATTTTTGCTAATTCTTTTTCTTTTGCATTAAATGTATTTGCTTTTTGTGTATATGACGAAACAATATTTTGTAAACTTTTAATTTCATAATCTTTATTAATTTTTAAAACTTGTTCTGATGTTAATTTTTCATTTTGTATTCTTTTTCTAGTTTTATCTTCATTTAATTCTAAATTTTTATTCAAAAGTTTCTCAGTTTTATCATTAGTTTCTGATAAAACTTTAGAATTTGATTCTTGTACACTTTTTAATTTTTGCATATTTATTTCAACCTGTGTTGCTGCATTTGCCCATTGATATAATGAAAAAACTATTAAACCAATAGCCACTGCTATTGCTCCAAATCCAGTTGCCGAAATTGAAGCAGCCATTGCTTCATTAGCTACTATAACCGCTTCTTCTGCCGCAACTTGAGCAGATAATCCAGCAATAATTAATTGTCTTTCAGCAATTTGTTGTCCTAAAGAAATTGCTAACGCTTCATTAACCAATATTTCTTCTGATGCCACTAGAATTTCAACTTCTTGTAAAGCAATTTGTTCAGTTAAACTAACAATATTAGCTTGTGCCGCTAAAGTTGATTCGGCTAATGTAGCAGTTGTTATTTTTCTTAGTAAAATTCCTTTTGCAGTAGTTAAATTATTATAAGTTTGTATTATTGAATTAGCTATAATTGTTTTGTTTAATAACAATTTATATGTAGTCCATGCTGTTAATCCAGCTAAAACAGCACCAAAAGGAATAGATGCTATTGCTGAAACTAATTTATATATTGCAACAGCTATATTGCTAAATGTATCTTGTACTCCTTTAGATGAAATTATTTTTTCAAATTCTTTTTTAATATTATCTAAAGTAGCAGCTAAAGTTTTTTGCTTAATAGAAGATGAGTCAAAAGCATTATCAATATTTTCTATTGCTTTTGTTGCTCCTGCAACTTTTGTTCTTAATAAATCTCCATTAATAGCTATTTCAGCTAATACAGATTTAACACGAACACCTTGTAATTCTGCACCTTTTAATTTTAATGAAAATTCTTCTTGTGATTTAGAATTTTTTTGTATTCCTTCTGCAAATCTTATAAGACCTTCAGTAGAATTTGTTTCCATTAAGTTTTTAAATTCTTCTAATGGAATGTTTGCCATTTTAGCATACTTAGGCAAGTCAGTAAGTAGTTTAGCTATAATTTGACCTGTTGAATTTGCAGAAACCTCTGCTTTAATACCTAATTGTTCAAATCCAGCTCCTAAACCTAATATTTCAGGCATTGTTTGTCCTGTTAATGAACGAACAGCACCAAGTCTTTCTGTAAAACGAATTAAATAATCTCCTGTTGCTACACCACTAGTAGTAAGATATTGCAAAGATGCACCAATATCTTTAATTCTTCCAGATGTTACTTCTCCATCTGTGTTAAAAATAGATATTAGTTTAACTATACTTGCAGTAGCTTCTTCTTTACTTCCTAATCCTTCTCCTAAAACTAAAAATAATTTATCTAATTCTTGTGTAATTCCAGCAATTTCATTTTGAGCAACTCCTTTTTTAGCTACAATTTCAGCCAAACCTATTAAATCACTTAAAGAAGTTCTTGTTTTAATTTTCTTTAAACTATCAAAAACATCATCTGCTGCTTGTTTAGAATTATTTAAATAAATAGATAGTTGTGCTAAATCATCAGATAGTTTACTACTAATTCCTATTGTACCAACTATTGCTCTATGTGCCAACATTGCTGCTGAATAAGCACCAAATAATTGAATAACAGATTTTAAACCATTACCCATTTTAGAAAACATACCTTGAGATTCTGTTCCTACTTGTGATAATCTTTGTGCTGATTGTTTTTGAAGTTCATTTATTCTTGCTATTGTTTGAGCTTGTCTTTCATATTCAGAAGTCATTTTTTTAACTACTGTATCACCACCACTTGGAGTATTTGGTGCTTTAAAAGTATTTATAGCTTCTATTTTTTTTGCTAATTCAGTAACAATAGCATTTGCTTCCTTTAATTGAGCAAGTGCTTGTGGTGATAAAAATTCTATAAATTCACTCATTACTTCTTATTTTGTTCTTTAATTATTCTAGTTGCTGACTTTTCTATTGAGATATACATAGCTAATGTTAATTTTTCATCTATATTACGATTATGAACATTACCTAATGAAACAATAGTATCGTAAAAATCAAATAGCTTTTCATTTTTGTTTTTTACCATATTATTAAGCTCTAATTTTTCCATTGTTAAATCATTCTCAATAATGCCTATTTCAACTTGTAAAACTCTTTGTATTTCATTTATAAATTCTACATTTTTGTCAATATATATTTCACAACCTTTTTCTAAAGCATTTAATAATGTTAATTTATTTTCATCACTTACTTTATTGTAATATATAAAATGCAATACTTGTTTTATAGTTGCTATTTTATATTCTAAAAAAGCAATAGTATATGTTAATTTTAAATATTGTTTAGCTTCGTAATTATCTGATTTAATAAAAAAATCATCATAAATATCAGTAAATACTTTTTCTAATCCTTCTTCATTTGGCTTTGGTTTTAATAACTGATAATTCCTTGTATGAAGTATGTCAAAAAACGTCTTTGCTGGTATATTTTCAATCGAGTTATACTTTGGCATTTATTGTCCTAATTGTTTTTTTAAAATTTTTTTAAAATCTTCTATAACATATATATTTAAAAATCTATCAAACTTTAATTCATTTAAACCAAAAATATCATTACTGTATTTTTTCTTTAGCTTATTTGCTTTAGAATCTTTTGCCCCAAAAATATATTTATTTTGTATTGGTTTTTGTAAAAAAAATGAATTTATAAAAGCTCCTGTATTTATTAAATCTGTTTCCCCACCTGCTAGTGGATTTTTAAAATATTTATAAATAGCATATTCATCATCTTTATAAGGAACTCTACTATCATCACCATAAATATCTCCTACAAGATACTCGCCTTTCTTATATTCAATTAATTCTTTTTCATTTTTTCTTATTTCTACTTCTACTAACTCTTGGAGTTTTGATTGGTTCAATAACGGTTTCAATCGTCTGCTCATTTCCGCTGCTGATATTGCCATCTTGTATTATTTTAGATATTGATATTTTTTGTTTTTTTCCTCTGCACTCTACACAGTATTCTTTTTTGTTTGGATCTAATGTTTTACTTAAAAATTCATTAATAACATTTTCATTAGTTTGATTAGTGTTATTTAAAATCCATGTATGTTTTTGTTCTTTAGTAAGATTGCAAAACCATTCTGCATCTTTACCATTTATTTCTACATTAAAAATTTTCATAATTTACAATTTAATTATTAATCATACAAATATAAATAAAAAACACGCATAAAGTTAATTATGCGTGTTTATTTAATTATTTTATAGTTATGCTGTTACAACAAATGTACCAGTATTTCCTCTATAAAATTTGTTTCCTAATTGCGCACAATCAACATCATTAACTGTATCATAAAGAGTTACAACCCAGCTTTGTCCAGTAGTGATAGCATTATCAGGTGGAATTGCATATTCTTTAGTTGTATTATCATAAGTAACTGCTCCATCAAGAGGAACATCAGCATTATTTAAACTTAATCTAAAGTCACTTGCTGATAAACCTGTAATTGCAAATTGCTCATTGTGTAACCAAGCTGCTTTTACATAAAGTCTATTATCACCATCTGTTGCGTTACCTTTAAGTGTTACATCAGTAATACCAAACAATTCTGAACTTGGGTTAAAATCTAAATCAGTTAAAAGATTTACATATTGGTTATATTCAAATGGATCAGTAACTTGGAATTTCAAGATAGTTGATGCTGAATTTGAACCATTGTTTTCAGTATATCCGTTAGTATTTAACATACCTACTGACAAACCTTTTATTGATGTACCATCAACACTTTCTGCACATTTAATATACCCAGTTTCGTAAGTAATTAATGCATCGTATTGTTGGTAAGAGTTATAAGAGAAAGCAATTTTTTGGAAAGCTAATCCCTTTTTATAAGTACAAGTGAAAACTGGTTTCCCTTGTCTTACAACTTCAATTAGTCCTGATTGACTTTCTTGAGTAGTTGCATCTGGTGTTTCTGCTACCGCTTCAAAACAACCAACTAAAGGAATGAAATTCCCTAATTGTACTTGCTCTTGAACGTATGCTTTGTCAAAAGTTCCTGAAGTTTTATTTAAACTCCATCCTTTAGGTGTTAAGATTACACCATTTGGTAAACCTTCTATTGGTTGGCAGTTTTCTAAACCACTACCTAATCTGCTTGTGGTACAATCTGTACCTGTTAATATTGCCATTTTTTCTAATTTTTATTAATTACACATTTGTAAATTTGTTATTTTAATTGTTAATTCTAAAAGAACTGCATCCCACTTATCAATAGTAAAATTTTCTTCACCGCTTCCATAATTAGGAAAATCAGTTTTTGTATAGTTACCATTCCATGTTACTTGTCCACTACTTTTTAATATATTTTCAATATTTTGTGTTAAAGGATTTAAAACATTCCTAAAACTCATTGCCCAGCGTTCTTCGTTTGTCAAATCTACATTTGTATTCTGACAAGCTAAAACTAAAGATAAACCAACTTCACATTCGTCATTACCTTGTTTACTAACATTTGATGTTTGGTAAATTAAAGGATAAGGTGTTTGTGAACTTTTAGAGAATAGCTCTATCTGTTTTAATAAATGGTATTTATTTCCCCATTTATAGATACTTTTAAAGTTATCTATTAAAGGTAAATTATCAAATAAACCATCTAAAAATTCTTCTACAACTATCATAATCCCATATAATTAATGTGAGTTTTGACAGTAAAATAACTAGTGTCATATAAATCACGATTTTTCATTAGGTAATCATATAAAGATACTTCATTACCAATTACTTTTCCGCTGAAATTAAGAAAATATCCATTCCAGTTATTTTCAAGCAATGGTAAACCATATCTTTTATCTCCAATATACATCTTAATAAACTTATTCCAAACAGTTGTTTGTTTTATACTTGGATTATTGTATAGTGAATTTTCAGCTCTTGGTATTTGCATACCAGTAGTAGAATAAGTTTGAAAATCAATTCCTAAATAATAAAAGAACACATAATAAGCAATTAAACTTATTTTTTTAGTTCCAATACTATATCTTAAACCTTTCCAATCATCTACTCCATCGACTAAATCAACCCATTTTTGAATTGGATCTTCAACCCATTCGCCATCCTCGTCAAACTGAGCCATAAGCTCTTGTAATTGCTCGTAACCTAATATATCAAGCAACAATGATTGCTCAATACTTTCTATTTCCTCGTTTAATTGCGCTGTGGCAGACGGTAATACACTCCCAATACTAGGTTGTGCAACTGAATTAGGAATATACAATTCCTTTGTTTGAAAGTATTGAGCATTTATTATCATTATTTCTCTATTACGGTTGAAGTCATTTCAGGTGTTTTCTCTTTAATCTTAACATCCTTTACTAATTTAGCTAATCCTTTAGCGATTAACTTATCAGCATGAACTTTGTGAAGGCAATGGCTATTACCATCAAGTTCTACCACTTTATAATCCGATGCTTTATCGAATGTAGCAGTTCCTACGATTTTTGCTTCTTCCTCTTTAATACTAAAATTTGACATATAATTAAGTTTTTAAAATTACGGTTTTAATAATGCAGCTCTAACAGTTGCTAGACTAAATGCCATTGCTCCTGGTAAGTTGTTTTTAGCTACTCTCAATATAGAATAAACTTCACCAACTGCTGATTTTTGATTTTTAATGAATTGGTCGTTATAAGTACCAAAACGTAAAATAAATTCAGAGTGCATTTCACGATAAATTGAACTATCCATAACAATAGCAGTACCTAAAGTAATTGCATTTGAAGAAACAACTCTCATTCCGTTGATTGCTCCATTTTGCATATAAGGTAAAAGTCTTGAGTTACCTAAAGTATCTTGTGTGAACATTGTAGTTACAATATCACTTGGGTGCATAAGAACAGTATCAGCATTAAAGTTCATTCCGTTAATAACAGATTGAGCAGCAATAACAGCTAATCCATTGTCAGGAACAACTAAAGTATCATCCATTACAGAAGTAGTGTAAGCAGTACCATTAGAAACAATAGTTCCAATCAAACCGTTATTCCAAAATCTAACTACTTTTTCTTCAAACATCATAAGAATTTCGTTATATAACAATTCGTTATCTACTTCAAATTCTTCTGTCCATTCGATATGAGCAGCATATTTTTTACGCAAAGTAAGTGTGCGTAAGAAAGTATCAGATACTAATGGTTTAGTACCACCTTCAGCAACTAAAGCAACAGCTCCTTCAGCAGTAGCTTGTTCGTTTTTGATAATTTGTTGAGGAACTCTTGCAACTTGTCTATTAGAAATAACATCTAATATAAAGTTTTCAGGGTATCTGATTTTTGAAATTTCACTTTCAAACTCATAATTCTCATTCAATGGCAATAATACACCAGTATCATTAGAAACAGCAGTAGCAGCTGTATAGATAGCAGCAGCACGTTTAGCATTAAAATTAATTTCTAAATCATTACCATTTTTAATAGCATCACAAATTTCTTTGTGTTGGTCTTTAACCATTTTACGAAGTTGGAATTTTTCAACATTTGAAATTTGTCTGATGTTGTTTTTTTCAACTTTCTCTACGTTTTCAGCAATACTTCTGATTTGCTCTGCAATAGTTACTACATTTCCAGTAGCATCTTTGCTTTCAGCACCTAATACTGAACGCAACGCTTGTTGCATTGATGTAGAATACGCTTCATCTTGCGCTTTTGCTCTTTCCTCTAATGCGTTTTCAAAGGCAGATACAAATTTGATTTGACTTTCGTCTAAAGCTGCACCATTTTTTTCTAATGCGCTTCTTAAATTAAATTTTTCCATTTTGTTGTTTTTAAAAAATTGTTATTTTGTTATTATTTATCTCTACAATCTTTTCTTCTTTTGGAGTGTTCGTCACGGCTCTTGTTGCTAAAAGATTATGTAAATCAGTTATTTGTTCAGGACTAAATTTGTCCAGAATTATTCTTTCTTGGTATTGGTTAAAATTTCTTAATTGCGCTTTTTCATCGCTTGAAAATGTTACCAAAGATATTTCACCAAGTTTAATTTCTTTAAGGATATAGGCATCCTGTGTTGCATCATATTCTGTTTTATCCCATATATAGTTAAAACCATAAGAAACTTGTCTTAAAACTCCTTGTCTTACTTGTTCAACAGCTTCATTAGCATAATCTATATTTTCAATTATATCTCCTTCAAAATACAATCCATAATCATCTTCTTGCAATATAGTTGGTCTGCACAATGGTTCTTCTTGTTCGTGTTGATTAAGAATTAGAATAGGATTTCCACCTGTGGATGAAACACCTCTTGCATTTAAACTATTTAAAGTTGCTCCCTTTAAAACAATTTCATTATAATCATTTTTAGAACCCCAAACAATAGCATAACCTTTAATCTTTCTATCCTCTGTTACTTCAAGTTTTGCTCTTAAATTATCCATTGGTAAAGAAACTGGATTTTTAAACAAATCCCTTTGTGCTTTAAATTCTTTTACTTTATTTTCCATTGTATCTTTCTTGTATTGTTAAATATGCTTTTTCTACATCTATACCATTAGCTTTTAGTTTATCTAAATTATCAATAAACAATCCATCTGCTTCTAATCCTGCCTTTTTATCCTCTTGTAATGCTTCAATACCTGTAAAATTAGGCATAAAAGTCCAATTCTCTGGCAAATAGTATATTTTATTCAAACTTTTAGCAGTATCATAAGCAAACGCTTTAATTACGTTCTGCCAAAATGATTTTTCAGCTATTGTTTGATTTGTAAAGGTCGCATTGTCTTTTTTAGGTATTAACTCCTTATTAACTCCAAATATACCAGCAATCTTAATAGCGTTCTCTAATGTTTCATCAAATGGCTCTAATTCCTTAATTGTACCTAAAGTTTTGATGAATTGCAAAGGAACACTAGACATTCCGATAAAATTCTTATCTCCTATCAATCCATTTCTGTCTTGAAGGTCTTTTAGCATTGTATCTCTAGTAACAGGATCAATAGCTTCTTGTAGAGATGCACCACCACCCCCAACTGGAGCTTTTGCTAATATACCAGCATTACCGTTTTTAGCATATACATTATATCTAGCTTGATAAACAGCTAAAATATTATTAATGTTTTTTTCACAAGCAAATAAAGGACTTAATCCACTTCCTGTTTGTGTAATTCCTAAATTAGCTGTATGTAAAACATATCTAGGTTTAATTTGATGCTCATAAAAAAAGAATGTTTTGTAATAATCTATTAAATCTGAAACTTGTTTCATCAAAAATGGATTTGATATTTCTTTATGCAAAACTGGTTTAGTAACATTAGGTTTTAAAACCCATATATTACTAATATTGTCATAAGTAGGATTTACTATGCTATCAGCTGTCTTTGTATAAACATAGCTATTTCCATCTGCTAATTCAGCAAATATACTTTGGTATATAATATCAGAAAACCTATCTAAAGGATTTGGACTATTTAATAATCTTTTTAAATTTCCCTGTGGTGTTATTAATTCTTTTGTATTAATATCTATAATATCGTATCTTAAAGAAGAACATCTTTCAGCAATAGCATCAATAGGAATAAAAATCTCTGCTATTGTATTTGCTAATTCATAAGCATTGCTTTGGTCAAATTTAATTAACTTACCGCCATTTGCATTTTGCATATATTGGTTAAAATAACTTAACCAAGCTCCATCACTATCTGATTCTGCATATCCTCTTGGAGAAGTTTTCTTAGTCTTAAAGAAGTTCCAATTCATTTAGTATATATATAAAAAAGCATTACTCTCCATTAGGAAAGTAATACCCTTATTATTAATTTTAATATCCTCTGTTTTCACAACAATAGATTTTATTTGACAAATATATAATAATATTTTTAATAAATTATTAAATTTAAAAAATTATCCGTATAATAATGCTTTGTATTTTATTTTTAAAATGTTTGCAGCACTAGCTAAACTATCAATAGCATCTTTTTTATGAGTATTCTGTCCTTCTCTCTCATAACTTGTAACATGATTAATAAATCTTGAATATTCAACATCTCTTTGATAGTTTTCATCAAATATAAAATGTTTCTTAATAAATTCACTATTACTTAAAATTCTTGCTTCTTTTGGCACAGTTACAGTAAATGGCTTAACTTTTGTATTATTTGACATATCTCGCTTTAATAACATAAAAGCAGCAGCTCCTATTCCATTTACCTCTAAAAACACTTCTTCTATAAAATGCTCCCTACTCTTATCAATTAACTTTTCGTTAATAATTTCAATTCCATCTTTTGAATGAACAATACCTTTAACAAAACACAAAAGTTTACCTTCAATAATCGCAACGTGCATAAATGGTATAGAATAATAATCACCACCTGTATTTGCTGGATCGCCTACTGCAAACTTAAATACAATAGAGCTTATTGGTATATTGTCAAAATTATAGAACTGCAAGGATTGTAATGGTAATAACTTACCAACTAAGTCTTGTGGGTTCTGTTGATACTGAGTTTCAAACACATTCTCGTCAATTTGTCGAATATTGTTTAATTCAGCCAATGTTTGCTTAAATTCCCACAATGCGTGTTCATTTCCGTATTCATCAACAGTAATGCATGGAATATCAATGAAAGTCCATTCTTCTTCCTCAGTTTCCTTTAAATAGCCAATTAAGTCATTTGAATGTAATCTTTGCCCAATTACAATAATCGGAGTTTCCCTACTGTTAGTTCTTGACCTAATTGTAGTTTCAAACCTCTCATTTACTCTTTGTCTCTTTAAATCCGAAAGAGCATCATCAGGTTTTAATGCATCATCAATAATAATCGCCCCAGCAAATACTTTTGTCTGTTCGGGTAAATTCTCGAATATCTCTCTATCGACTTCTCCTGCACCAAAACCTGTAATCTGCCCACCCGTTGCAGTTGCATACACACCACCACCCCTTGTTGTATGCCACTTATTTTTACTAGCACTTGTCTTGCTTATCTCAACATAAGGAAATATTGTATTGTAATCCTCACTCCCAACGAAATCTCTCGCACTTTCGCTGTTATCAAAAGCCAAACTCTGAGAATAACTCAAATGTATAAACTTACTACTAGGATTATGCGCCAAACCCAATGCAATGAAGTTTTTAACCGCTAATTCCGTTTTTCCATATCTAGGAGCTATACTAATGCATAACTTCTTTATATCGCCCCTAATTACCCTATCCAACGCATTACATATCGTTTCGTGATGCGAATTAACTACAAAACTCCTTCCATATCGCTTTTTAAAGAAATACTTGGTAAAAGTCATGCAACTTGACATTAACTTCGCCTGTACAACCCTCAACTGGTCTATCGCAACTACATCATTCATAATATTAGTTTAATGCAAATATAGAATTACTTTTTTATAATCAGATTTTTTGGAAAAATTTTTTTTTGAATCCCATTTTGTAAAAGGGTTTTTTTGTGAGTGATTTTTGGTAAAAATTATTTCGGGGGTATTTATACTCCCCACTCTCGCATTTCAAAAGTTTTGGCTATCT